ATGTCTCGCCTCCCCACGGAGTGCTCGAACTTGCGATCATCCGCGACGTGAACCCCCGTGTGACCCTTGCGCTTGACCTCGGGATTCCCAACTTTACTGTGTTTTCGATGAACTTCCCGTTGGCCGAGGGGGAGCCTCGCGCCATGTCCGGGCTTATCGCCGAGGCTGTCAACGTGCTGCTTGACGAGGTCGCGTCGTTCATGCTCGCGCAGGAATACGAGGAGCCTGTCATTGTGAAGATTTACCAGACCGTGCTTTCCGCGTTCAAGAGCATGAGCACCGAGGCGGACACGGCGAAAGACCAAGACCCTGCGGGGCAAGACCCGACCGTGCAGGTATACGAGGGCACGTTCGACATCCCGATGGACTTCATCAACGCCACGCAGAAGCACGTGGTGACCGGCTCGGGAAAGAAGATCAAGCGCGAGCCGAAGGTTCGCCACATCGAACTCACGTACTCGCCGAAGCAGAAGACGAAGCCGAGCGACACCGCCCGCGTGATACGGCAGTACCGCAACCGCTCGCTCAGGCAGCAGCCGAAGCCGCTGTTCGTGATCGTGTACGACCAGCTTGGCCGCCCCACGGGGACGATCCCGCTCGGCGGGAAGCAGTTCAAGAACCAGCTTCTCAAGATGCTGAAGAAGGGCAGCGTGGACTTCACCGCGCCCGTGAGTTTCGTGAACGAGCAGGAGATGAAAGCCGCGCCGCTCAACGGCATCCCGCGTGCGATCTCCGTGGGCGGCATGACATACCAGCCCGAGGGGGTGGCTGGCGGCGACATGGCGCTGTACCGTGGCCCGGAGGACTGGATTGCCAAGTTCCCTGACGGACGCTCCCAGATTTTCCCCGGACGCCCCACGTTCCGCAAGATGCGCCTGCTCAACTTCCCCGTGCCGAGGAACCGCTTCAAGTGGACTATGATCCCGCAGGAGCAGCTTGAGCAGCCGAAGGATATGAAGGGGGCCCCGAAGGAAGAGGTCAAGGAAGCCGCCGAGCCAGAAGCTCCCGGGCCGCAATACCGCCACGAGCGGGACACCGTGCACCCCGACAACGTGATGCGCGTCAGCGGCGACGGCAAAGTGGTGTACCTCAAGCCGTGGAAAACCTACGACGACCTTGTGCCGCTCGGCAAGCTACAGAAGCGTTTGAAGTCCGACAACCTCGCGGGGAAGCCGGTCATGGAAGGCAAGATGGTGATTGGTCGCGCCGGGTATTACGGCACCTACGAAGGAAGGAATGTCGTCGTCATACCCCACTACTTCATCCGCCGCTACGGGGTGAAGCTCGACGACGGGAACTGGCAGGTCTATCATTATTTGCGCAGCGCCGGTCGCGTGCAGCGCGTCGGGTTCCGCGCCATCACAGACAAGGACTTTATCGAGACAAAGCCTGTGGAGCCAAGTATTTGAGTATATGGTCGTGTACAAAGTCACAAATTCGGTGAACGGCAAAGTCTACATCGGTAAGTGGATGCGGGCTAGGGTAGAAGATCGTTGGAAAGCGCATGTTCATGCCGCAAGTAAAGGCAGCAAGTTGTACCTCTCTAATGCTATTCGCAAATACGGGCCAGATGCCTTTAGGGTCGAGGTAATTCATCAAGCCAAAACCAAGGATGAACTTGATGCGATGGAGACTTTCTTTATTGTCCTGCACCAGTCTCACAAGCCGGAAAACGGTTACAACATGACGTTGGGCGGCGATGGAGCGTCCCCCGGAAAACTTAACCCACGTTACGGTGAAAAAGCCCTTCATGGAGCAGCGCATCCGATGTTCGGTCGTCATCATTCGAATGAATCAAATCAAAAAAATCGGAAAGCGCATCTGGGCAAAAAAGCCACCGCTGAAACCCGTGCATTGTTATCCAAGGCTCACAAAGGTAAAAAACCTACGCTTGAAACTAGGCAACGGATTTCTGCTGCGAAACTTGGAAAGAAAGTACCGAAGCTGTCCCAAGCACTAAAAGGTCGGGTATTTTCAGACAAGCACAAACGGAATTTAAGTGTTGCTGCGAAACTTCGTGCCCAGCGACCGGAGTGCTTTGCTATTTTGAAGGCGAATCTTAAAAAAGCAGCTTTACAAAGACAAAACAGAGGCTCTAATGCAACTTAACTTTAGGGATGGATTTTACACGCAGACATTGCCTATTGACACAGGGTATCTCCGAATATTTCGGTCTGACACCGGAGAGGTTTTGTTTCAACAGAAAAATATAATCACCAACGTCGTCCGCTGGCTGTTCGCGAGGCTTTGCGCGAACGCCCTCCCGAACGCCCCGGCTGTCCCCTACACCCTCGGCGAGGCAGGCGTGTCGGCAGACCCGCTGTACGGCATATGGGGCTTGGCAATCGGCGCTGGCTCGCCTAGCTGGGCACCGGAGACGCAGCCCGACCCTTCCCCGATCCAGACCGCGCTCATCTCCGAGTTCCTGCGCAAGCCCCTTTCGCGCATCAACTACGTCGATGCCAACTTCAATCCGGTGAACCAGTTCAGCACAATGGTGGACTTCCAGACCACGGTCAACGCCACCACCGACAACATCACCCAGAGCATCCGGGAGATGGGACTCATCGGCGGCGGCACGCTGGCGGGCGCTGGCGGGCAGCCGACGAACATGGTGACCGCGCCGTACTTCAACCCCGCCGCGACGCCTCCCGGCCCGGCGGATTCGGTGGTACTCGTGAACTACAAGACGCTGCCTCCGCTGATACTTCCTGCCGGAGTTGACATAATTTTTTCTTGGATTTTGTCATTCTGACCTGGAGACTCTAATATGACAATTATGAGTGACATCAAGAAGATGAAAGGTCCGCCTCCGCTACGAGTTTCTTTTTGATGAGGTGTCCTATGGCTATCGATTTCGATGATTTTGACGAGCAGTACGAGGATGGTCTCGACGACGAATTCACCCCGGAGGAGATCGCCGAAATCAAGCGCGGCAACCAAGATGCCCTGATGGGCTTCGCCTACGAGGTGGTGGACGGCGAGGACGGCGACTTTGCGTTCAAGTGCGGCAAGTGCGGCAGGGTGGCCAACATTCACGAAACCCCCTTTCCGCACAAATTCGGATGCCCCATGAAGCGGCTGGGCTGATGGGCGAAACCCTCATTTATATAGTAGTAAATACAGTTAACAACAAATATTATATAGGGCAAACGAGTCTCACTTTGAAGCATCGCTGGAGACTTCATTGTTCTGCTGCATTCAATTTGAAGCAGGGAAAATGCCCGCATTTTCACGCTGCCATCCGCAAGTATAGCCCTAAAGCGTTCAAAACATCTGTTTTGATACGAGCATCTTCAAGAGATCAAGCCAACTACTGGGAAAAGATGTTTATTAAGCAGCTTAAAGCCACCGATCCAAGCGTAGGCTATAATTTGGAGTCTGGTGGAAGGGCCAAAAACGTCCATCCTGAAACCCGAAAGAAGATGAGTGAAGCACATTTGCGTAGGTCTGCCCTTGGATTAAATCCTATGCAAGACCCAAAGATGCAAGAAAAATTTAGTGCTATGCGTAAGGGTAAGCGTCCATCTGATGCCGCATTTGCGGCATCCAAAGTAGCCCACATAGGGCATAAGCGTTCAGTAGAATCAAAACAGAAACAATCAGATAGCTTAAAACAATTAGCTGCTGAGGGGCGTCACCACATGCAAAACCCTGAAATAGCCAAAAAGGTAGCTTTTTCCCTTTGGGGTAGGGAGTGTTCTGAGGAGACACGCCAAAAACTCCGCAAAAAAGCCAAAGCATGGGCGGCGAACAACCCCGAAAAAATAAAAGCCGCAGTCGAATTGATGCGGAACAGGAGGAACATGTAACATGGGAGAGACAATTTTCGCCCTTCAACTCAGCAAGCCGCAGCCCCAGGAAGTGCTCCCGGTGTCCGGCATCCCGTGGGATTCGGGACTCCGCGCCATGCTGTCCGTCCGCACAATTTGGGCGAAGGTGCAGACCACCGTCCTGTTCGGCGACTCGCTTTACATGATCTGGTACGACATAGGCCAATACACGCGGCAAGACGGGTTCCGGCTTTTCCTCAAGCCGTGGTTCGGCGCTTCCATCCCTGCGGCGCAGCTTGACCGCCCGCCCTACGCGGCTACGCCCGCGCTGTACAACAAGTACCCCGGTCTCCCGATCCCGCCCCCGGTGCCGCCCGTCGCCACGGGCAACGTGACCATGCTCGATGCGGGCTTCGACCCGCTGCGCGGGTACTGGATCGAGTTCGCGGGGAACTACTATCTTACGTTCCCGCTTTTCAAGAACTGGCCTGACGTGATCAGGGACAGCCCCAAAACCCTCGGATTCCAACCCTCAGATAACAATTCTGGCTCAGGCGGAACTCCGCCGAAGATTCCCCCGCAGGCTTGCTGACGCGGTATTAGGCTGTATGCTGCCCGACGACCTCCTGCAAGCCTACACGATTTTCACAACGCTCGCCACGAAGCACGGGTTCGCCTACGCGGGCATGATGGTGGGTTCCGACCCCCCGTCGCTGGTTGCCATAGGCAACGTCACGGAAGAGGGACACGAGCTTGCTGCTTTGCTCCGCCAATACGCTGACCTCCTCGAAGAGAAGACCGACAAGGGGATGCTTGAGCGCCCCCTGTTCAAGGACCCCAACTAAAATCTATACCTTTAACTCCCTTCTCTCGTAGTCGCAGAATCGACACCAAATGAACGCGACCTGAAAATCAAAATAGCGTTTCAATGCTGATTTTTTCCGGCATTTTGGGCAAATCCTATTCTCTGCACTCTTAACCGCACCATCGGACACGTTCTTTTTCCAACCCGCTGGGTTTTTGTTTCGTGAGTGAGCCATTTCTTGTCCTCCACTACATAGGAGTCAAGCGCCCGACACACTCCCGTTAAAAGCCTTGCCGCAGCTTGAATGAAAACCGGATTTCCCCCTCTTTTATGAGGAAGAAAATGAGCGACCTCCTGAAGAAGGCGGATGCGGGAAGGTTCCCGGACGACAATTGGCGCGAAATCCTCCACGTGAACGGGTTCGCGCCGTCCGGCGTAACGGAAGAAATGTGGCGCAGCCCGCACAGCAACTTCAGGGTCAAGATCGACGTAGACCGCGAGACGGAGGAGCCGTACTACCAGATCATCACCGAAGACGGGACGCAATCCGTGCGTTGGACCGACCCGGAGATGCTCAAGAGCATCGTGGAGCCGAGGGAGCCGGAGCCGCCGAAGCTCAGCCCCGAGGAAGAAGAGACGTCCGACAGGAAGTTCCTGAAGTCAGTGGGCATCGTCGGTCGCCAGCGCACCTCGAAGAAGTTCTCCGGGCGAGCGCCGCGCTTCAGCTTCGCCGTCCCGACGAACGCGGCCGGCCCCGTCGCGTTCCACCTAGCCAAGGCTGGCATGAAGGACTTCGACGTGGAGCATTTCAAGGAGGACGAGTTCTCCATGTTCATGTTTCCGACCGAGCCGGAGATGCACGTCGCCGAGGAGATCGTCAAGGCGGAGTTCGCCGACCAGATCAAAGCGCAAAAGGGCTGGTGGAGAACCTGGTCGGAAACGCCCGACCCGACGCAAGTCAAAAGCGAGCGGGAACTGAGCCAGCCGAAGCAGTACGTGTCGAGCGCCAGCGCGGCTTGGCGGGCGCGGCAGCAGGGCAAGTTCGCCGGGCAGTGGGGCGAGCGCTCCTACGACAGCGACGCGGTCCACGACATCCTTGACAGGCACCGCAACACGGATCGCGCAGACATAAGCTTCGACGACCCTGTGCCGGACTCCGAGCTTCCGGCGCTGCTCAAGGAACTCGACCGCGACCCGGCACCGGGGTCAGACGACGACGACCATTACCTCGGCGTCGTGGTGTTCTTGGCGACCCACGGCTCCAACGTGCCGAGGCTGTACCGCGAGCGGGCGCGTCAGATCGCCCTCGCGCAAGCGCAGGACGAGGCGTACCTCCAGGAATGGGCAGACCCGGAAGACCGCCGAGCCGAGCTTGAGAACGAGATCAGGCTCCTGGAAGACCGCAACGCCAAGGCAGCAGCCCGTGCAGTCAACGAAGATGTTTACACCGGAGACCAGATTTACCGCAGGATACTTGACAGATAACCGACTTCCGTGGTATTATGTGTAGGATGGTCGTAAGCCCGCGAGGGCAAAAGGCACCAGACAGTCTGCTCGGACGGGGGTCCAACTCCCCCCACCTCCACCACTTCGGGGGTGAACTGGTTTCGACGGCGGACATGCGAGGACGGAGCCAGCGACCCGAGGCACCATGCCCTCGTTAATCAGGATGGAAACTATAACTGCCGCTCCTCGTGAGATGGCATTTGCGGCTGCGGCCTAAAAAGCTGCACGCACAGTCCTTGGTGGGACTGATCCTCAACACCGCAAAAGACCCCGCGTCGGCGGGGTTTTTTGTTTCTGGCAGTATCATAGGGCATGGGCGATGAAACTTACCGCATCACGTTCGCCGGGACGCTCGCCGTCATGCTGATGGAGTTTGACTACGCCGGGAAGCATTACTCCTACCACGGCAGGAGACTGGAAAATGCCGTCAAGAGGCTGACAGCTAAGGGCGGGCCCAAGGGGGCAACCACGGCTGAACTGGTCATCTGGGGAGAAGCCAACGACCAATGGAAACGCGCCACGGGGAGGTTTCCGTGTTCGGGGTCATGAGGGCGGGCGCACGGCGCAGGCGCGAGGAGCGCGTTGCGCGGGAGAAAGGCCTGCATAGCCGCTGGCTGCAAATGCTATTGCCACGAGCCGCACGGGGACATTCCGATGTGGAAGGTGCTGATGCCTCTTATTGTGTTCCTCGTTGTGTGGACTGGCTTATGGATGTTCGCGTCTTGGGAACAGCAACAGTCCCCACAGGAGCCTTACGTCTGCAACTCGATCACAAGCACCGGAGCGCCAACCGACTGCCATCCCGTCGTGCTGCCACCGGATGTGCTGAAAAAATACGAAGACCAGTTTAGGCACAAATGATGTATCCTATGTCTAGGCCCCAGTGGCCACGAGCAGCAGGCGTCTTCGGTTCCGACAAAAATAGTCTCGTGGGTGGCTTGACTTAGCCGGGCGTGCCAGGGCATCGCAAGGAGAGGCGGCGTAAAACCCGCTTTTGCGTGCCTTGAAGGGGAAACGACCCCGCTGCCCGGACGTTCCTAACCACGGGGATAGCGGCGCGACTGGGTCGAAATAGGAATAGGCCCGCCTTGATTCCGGGAACAGGTTGAGGATGAGCGCCGGAAAATCCCCTGAGGCGCGGTGACAATGACGGAACTCCGCGCCTGGGGCCTTGATGATCCCAAGGAGAAATGCATGCCAACAGCACGGATGAAATTCGTTATCAGCGGCTTCATGGTTGACAACAACGGGGCGGCGGTGTCCTGCGAGGAGATTTCCGTCCGCATCGGGAAGGAAAGGGTCTCGGCATTGACGGCGCTCGACGGCTACTTCGCGGTCGAGGTGCCGCTTGTTCGGGAGACGCCGATGGACGTGAAGATACGGGTGCTGTTCCCGAAGAAGCGGTCGCCGCGTCCGAGAAAACGGACTTGACAAGACCCTTGGTTTATGGGACAATGCGACTGTGTTGCGGGGGAACTGCATGAGTGCTCTAGGGTGGTTTCTGGCGGGTATGGCACTTGCGACGATGTTGCTTGTGTTCTACGATCTCTATCTTAGGCCCTATTTTGGGCCAAGACGAATTCCCAGACCACCAGAGAAAGGGCTAAGTCCGCCGACAAACTTGACTTTCAAATGCCTGCTCAGAGGCTTATAGCAGTATTGAGCTAGGAGGCTCAAAAGGACATGCAATAGGTTCACTCTTATTTTTATGTGTTCGTAAGGACCGACCTCACCGCAGCCCAGCAGCTTGTCCAGTCCAACCACGCGACCTTCGAGGTCGCCCGCCGTCTGCCGCAACCCCGAAATCTTGACGAAACCCCGTCGTGCATCGTCATAGGCGTGCCCGACAAGGCGGCGCTTTTCCGCGTCGTCGAGAAGCTCCGCTCCAACGACATCGCCCACCAGGTGTTCTACGAGCCGGACTTCGACATGGGCCTGTCCGCCGTGGCCACCGTCCCGCTTGAACAGCACCAGCGCCGCGCCCTGTCGAACTACCGCCTTTGGCAAGAGCCGAACGCGTCAATACAAGCGTCCATTGCGCCCATGCAGGCAAATTTTGCTTCGACAGGAGAGCTACAATGACAATCAGCGAGATGGGCAAGCAGCTTCAGCAGTTGCAGGGGCAGTTCCACGAGACCATGCGGGAAATCTTCGCGAAAGCCCAGAACGCCGGGCTTCTCCGGGAGGAGATGTGCGAGGACGGCGGGGTCAAGTGGGTGCCGCGCACCGGCTACGAGTTCAGGCCAAGCTGGGACGAGGCCTACGAGTTCGAGGCGGACGGCACCACGCTCAGGGGACGCAAGTATTGCGGCGGCGACGAGTACGATTACCTTTCCATCGTCATCCCCAACGGCTGGCTCGACGACATCGACGGCTGGATCGAGGCGCAGAAAAAGGCGTACGACGAGCACGAGCGCCAGCGCCTTGAGCGCAAGGCGGTGGAGGAAGCCGAGAAGGAGCGCAAAGCGGGGGAAGCCGAGCGCCAGCGCTACCTCGAACTGAAGTCAAAATACGAGGGGGCGGCGTGATGGCTTCCTGCGCATGGATGGAAGGAATCTGGCACTGGAACGCCCTGCTCGACTGTGGCGGGTCTTGCACATCGACGGCCCGTGCTCGGGGTGGTGGGAGTTCCACGAGGGGTATGATAGGCTTTTGACACCGGAGGACTACGAATGAAAACCAAGGATTTGATCCAAAGACTGCAAGAGGCAGACCCGAGCGGCGAGCTTGAGGCCTGCGTCGAGAACATCGACATCTTCGCCGTGGCGACCGAGCCTGCGTACTACGACGGGCGGCTGCAACTGCTGGTGCGCGACCCCGCGAGGAAGCCCTACTTCGACGTGGTGGGCGGCAAGTATGTCTCCAATGGCTACAAGGTCGTGATCTCGCCGATGAGCATCACCGACGTCCTGTGGGACAACCCTGACGCCGAGATCGACTACGGCGGTCTCTTTGGCTGCGCCGACCGCTACCGCGAGTCCGACGACGCGACCCGGCAGGCTGCCCGCGACGTGGAACTGAGGGTCGAGATGGACGCCTTCCACCGCTGGGTCAAGAAGCAGGCGGACAGGATTCGCCCCGGCGGCGACGATTGCCGCCGCGCCTCGGATCATGCCTACGAGAAGCTCGGTCTCAGCCCCAAGGACCCGGTGAAGGACTTGCCGCCGAAAAAGGACAAGGACGGCTACGAATGGCAGGCAAGCTGGAACGACCGCCGCGAGGCGATGTGGGACGACATGCTGGAGGTCTACTGGCGCGGCGGCTGGGGCGTCAAGCGAAAGGGGGAACCCGATGAAGAGATTTGAGCCGACCGCCGAAAGAAAGATCAGGTACTACAGGGGCATCCTGCGGCGGATCGCGGAGGGGTGGGACACACCGAGAACCTTAGCCGAGGCAGCTTTGGATCACGAGTTTCATTCAGAAGAGTGCTCCGCCACAAAAACTGAATGGGGAGAATGCGATTGCGGGGCCGAGGAGGAAGACAATGACATAGAGCGTTAAGGAAGCGGCAGAGGCGTACCAGTGGGTTCACCAGCAAGCGTTTGCGGTTGCGAGTCGCTATAACCAAGCCCTCGAAGAGGAGCTTCAGCGACTCAAGATCACGGACTTCACCCGGACGACCGGAATCCGAACACACAGGGATTTCGACAAGCTGGAGTCGTTCGACGAAAGCCAGTTCACGCTTTCGTACGAGTACAATGGCGCTTGCCACTGCCACCCGGAGTACGCGACGTACGAGCAGAGCTTCCCGTCGCACTTGCTTGAGCTTGAGGACGATGCGCTCGACGAAGCGATTGCGAAAGAGGTACAGAAGCATCTCGACCGCTATTTCAAGGCAAAGCAGAAGAAAGCCGAAAAGAAAGCGGCTGCGGCTGCCGAGGAAAAGAAGGCGGATGAAGAGCGCGACAAAAGGATATATCTTGAACTGAAACAACGGTTTGGGTAAGCAAAGGGTGCTATCTTAGACAGGGAAGGCTAGCGGTAGCCATCCCGGAAGGAGAGGCTGTATACTGACGGCGTGCGCCCGTAGCTCAGCGGCAGAGCCGGGGCCCCTAAAGCCTTGTGCTGCGTGGGTTCGATCCCCACCGGGCGCTCCAATCTTTAGTATTTTTAAGAACAAGTTTACCCCCGTAGCTCAACGGAAGAGCAGCGACCTCTAAAGTCGTGTGTATGGGTAAAAATCCCATCGGGGGTGCCAAGTTTGCGGGATATTGAAATATTCAGTATGAATCCAAATCCCGCTCCCTTCAGCGTGCGGATGTGGCGCTGTTGGATGATCATCAAGGCGCTCGCCACGGGGAAGACGATATGGCAAGTGCGCAAGGGTGCCCCGCGCTTCAACGTCCAGAAGAATGCAAACGGGACAACGCAGGCTGCATACAATAAGGAAGATGCGTTCCCCCTCGCTTACAGCGTGGCTTTTTGGCGGGCCATTCGCGGGCGGCCCACGGGGGCGCATTACGAATAAGACGACGGCCTCATGTTGCAAAAGCCGCGCATGGTGGTATTATGGAATTGGCGATATATCAGGCAACATATCCCGCCAAGAGTCGGGAGGCAGAAGCTCACGTGAGTGCTTCCGTGAGGTTGGGATTGAGCGCTGATTGAGCCATGTGGGGGTCGGCGGCCGCCGACCCCTGCGCTTCCCATGGTCCGTTTGCCTTTAACACGGTTCGAGTTTGTGAATGACGGGTCTCCCCTTTGAACTAAGCACCAACATAATCCCCGAGAACGATCCAACGACCCTCTTCATCAGCGCGGGGATGCAGCCACTCAAGCCAAGATTCCAGACGCCGGACGGCACCAGCCACGGCAACATCCAGTACTGCGTCCGCACGAACGACATCGGCGAGGTCGGCGACGGCACGCATTTGACCTTCTTCCAGATGGTCGGCAGCTTCGGCTTCGGCACCAACGACTACCAGCGCCATTGCGATATGTGGACGGACATCATCTGCGACCTCGGCATCCCGGTCTCGCACGTCAGCGTCCACCCGGAGTCGGGCTTCGAGCGCTATTGGGAGAGGGAATTCCCGGTGCGCCGCGACCCGGACTGTGTGTGGTCGGACGGCACCGTGGGCGGCTGGTGCTCCGAGTTTTTCACGCCGGGCGGCCTGGAGGTCGGCAACCTCGTCAACCCGATGGGGCACTCCGTGGACGTGGGCTTCGGCTACGAACGCATGCTCCAGACCATGGAGGGCAAGGGCCGCGTGGACGAGACCAGCCTGTTCCGCCAAGACCTCGACCCGGTGTCCCGCGACCATTTCCGCACGCTGTGCGTGTTCAGGGAGCGGGGCGTTGAGCCGGGCAACAAGGGGCGGAGCTACGTCTGCCGCCGTCTTCTTCGCCGGTTCATGCGTTTGAACCCGCAGGAATTCGAGTGCCCGTTCTCGGTCTGGGTGGGGGAGGAGCGCAAGCGCATGGAGCAGTCCATCCGCAATGGACGCAGGCATTTCCGGCGCAACGGCGACAAGCCTCCCGAGTTCTGGTGGGACACTTTCGGTCTTTTGCCCGAAGAACTGGTTTTATTGAAATCGTGAGTATTAAGGTATGGGCGAGGTGCCGCATGGGCAAAAGCAGCAAGAAAATCAAGTTCAAGAACAACACCGCCAACAAGCGGGCGCGGGCGAAATACGCCACCTCCATCAGCCCGGAGAAGGTTGGGACATTACCGCCTGCCTTGGTAGAGGGCGTGGAAGAGGCTTATCAAGCCAACCAAGCCAACCAAAGTCCCGCCGACGAGATGTTCACGACCTGCCCCGTGTGCAACGACGAGAAGACGCGCAAGTCGCGTGCCACCGAAGCCAGCAGGAAGACCGAGATGATCCTGGTCATCCGCGACATCGTCAGCCGCTTCAGGGTGGCGACGAACGCCAAGTTTGATGCCCTGTCCGCCGACATCCAGGCGCAACTCAAGCCCATCGTGGAGGCGTCGAACAGGATCGCGATCACGCGCAGCGAGCTTTCCGAGGCCTTGTCCGACCTTGAGGACGACCTCAGGTCGGGGTTCGGCATCACCGACGAGATAGACTCGGTGGTCGCGGGCGGGGCGATGTTCGCGGAAACCGATGAGGGCGACCCCTTCAACCCCCCGGAGCCGGGCCAAGACCCCCTGTTCGACGCGGTCACGAGCGGCGTTGACAAAATACTGAGCGAGAACGACGACCCCGAACTGATCTTCTCGGAGGCTCCAGCGGTAGGGCCGAGCCGTCCAGCCCCGGCTCGAAAAGACGAAGATCAGATCAAGTGGAACTGACGGCCGTTAAATAGGGCTTGACTTTCCCGACTTCGCGGTGCTATGATGTAGTGGCTGTGGAAACGATCTCTAGCTGTAGGCTCAACCCCTCCCGCAAGGAATCTCTCTCAGCAATCCAATCAAAGGAAACAACAATGGAACAAGGCACCGTAAAGTGGTTCAACGCAGCAAAGGGCTACGGATTCATCACCCGCCAGTCCGGCGAGGACGTCTTCGTGCATTTCTCGGCTATCCAGGCTGACGGATACAAGTCCCTCGACGAGGGGCAGTCCGTCAAGTTTGACGTCGTGAAGGGCCCGAAGGGTCTCCAGGCCGAAAACGTCGTGGTCGTAGCCGCAGTCGCCTGAAAAGCGGCAAACAATTCTCTTGACAAGTTTCTGGACTTTCAGTAGTATTGTAGATGAGTGGGCAGGTACGGCGAAATCCGTGTCTGCCCGCCATACGCCGGGGTTCGGCGAAATCCGAGTCCCGGCTCCAGTTGGGGGCTTTTCGGGAAACCGGAGGCCCCCAGCCAAAAAAGATCATGAACCAGACACCCACAACGCGAACTACGACGACGCAACGAATTACACGCGGTCGGTCCGTTGGCGTGTCTGAGGGCTTCGAAGACTAAGCAAGCCCAGCAATTTCAGGACGCTAGCGAGAGCCGACCCCGGAAGAGGTCGGCTCTTTTTGTTTTCAGGCTAGGATTTTCCCCGAGTCGTCTAACGGCTAAGACGCACGCCCGATAAGCGTGAAACGGAGGCTCAACCCCTCCCTTGGGGACCAATTTTTTCGCCGGGTTAGCTCATTCGGTAGAGCGCCTGCCCCGTAAGCAGGAGGCGAGGAGATCATAGCTCCTACCCGGCTCCAGAATCGGCAAGGCTAGAACAACAGGCAGTTCACGTGCTCGGTAAGCACGCTATATCGGTTCGACCCCGATGCCTTGCTCCAAAATTATGCTGATGTCGCATAGCGGCGATTGCACCTGATTTGTAATCAGGCGGAGAAATCCCACGGGAGTTCGAGTCTCCCCATCAGCCCATTTTATCCTGCTGCATAACGCACGTGTCTCCAATGACGACCTTTGCCTCGGTTGCGACCTTTGGAGGTGGGCAGTTGGCTATCGCAGTTCGGGCACACCAACCGGAGATTATCACGGGAGGAGATGAAAGAGTTACCGTCGATGTGATCGAGAATGAGAGTAAGAAATTGTCCGTTCCATTCAGACGGCAGGCGACAAATGGCACATAGCCCTTGCTGTTCGGCTTTGATGTAGTCTCTGAGCCATCTGGGTATGGTGCTGCCGCTACCACCGGGTTTGCAGCCTGTTTCTCCTGTTTGGAGCCAATGTTTTATCTTTTGTTGACGCGACCACTCATGCTGGCATTTGTGAGAGCAAAACTGGGCATAAGAAGGTGCCTTACATGTCTTACAGCACAGGGTCTTTTCTCCACGGTAACAATGGGGGTCTTTGTTAGGTTTATTTAGAGTCCCCCCTTTGGCTTTATTGTTGTAGGTAGCCGCACAGGAGTGGGAACAAAACGGATGTTCTTTGTTGTATGGATGCCCATTAAAGTTTTTGTGGCACCAAAAGCATTCGTATACTTTTTTAGGCAGATATGTAGCTCGTCCAGTTCTGTGCATATACTTTGCAGCGCATGAACGGCTGCATATCGGATTTTCTGGGTGAGTTGGAGGCTGATTCGGAGTAAAGGTTCGCTCGCATTGAGCGCATGTGTAGTCCATGAGGTACCTCACTTATGGACTTGAAAGTTCACTTTTTTGGGTAGTTAGAGCGTTTTCGAGCAAGTAGTCTAGCTCCAATTTTTGCCTCCTCGTCTAACGGCAGGGCGCGGGTCTTTGGAACCCGCTATCGTGGTCCGAATCCACGGGAGGCAGCCAAACTTTGCGGCGTCGTCTAACTCAGGCAGGACGGCGGGCCTTGAACCCGCGAATCTAGGTTCGACCCCTAGCGCCGCAGCCAAAATTGCCTTGTCGTCTAATTTGGCAGGACGGACGGCTCTGAACCGTCAAATCTAGGTCCGAATCCTAGCGAGGCAGCCAATTTTACCGCTTTCCGTCCGGGGAAGGAAGAGGGTCATCTGGTCGGACGACGGGAGATTACAATGACCGTAGACCAGTTGGAAGCCAAGCTCCGCAAGCTGTACGAAAGCTACAACGAACTCGTCGCCGAGCACAACGAGTTGGCGAGGAGCGTCGAGCTTATCGAGTACGCGCTCGTCCATGGCAAGCCGCTCGACTCGCTCACCTACGACGACATCAAACCGAAGCCGGGGCCGTCCGGCGAGTCCGCGTGACCTCGCTGACCAAAGCCGAGCGGCTGGAGGTCAGGTCTCGCTGTGCGATGGCTCTGGGGATCGCACAGAGGCTCACCACACGACGATCTCTTCAGTTGCGTGTCGCGAGGCTACTGCTCCATCTGGATAGCCGCAGCTTGTCCACGTGGGAGTTGGGCCTCCTCAGTCGGCTTTCCGCCAGCTTGCGGGGGCGAAAAGGATCAGGAAAATCAGGATAGCTGCCAGCATTTTCTTTTCCTCCTGCCTCCAGTATACACCGGACTTTCAGGTTTTGTCCACTCCAGCCTAGAAAATCTTGCGCTACGCGATCTTGTGAGTAGGAGCCGTTTTTACCGCCTATGGACCATACAGCCGAGATCACTCCTGAGACCGTAGCGCAAGTTGCTGAAACTAAACCAACTAGGGACGAAAGAGGCATGTTCCTTCCGGGGAACAAAGGCGCAGCCGGCCCTGGTTTGTCACCCGCCAAACGCGTCGCCAACTACTTGCGCCACGCGCTCGAAGATGCGGACGCCAAGCGGGACAAGCCAGCCCTCGCGATGCTGGTGGATAATGCCATAGCCATCGCCACGAACCCGAACCCAAAATATTCAAAAGAGGCGATTTGGGCGTTCCGGGCGCTGTTTGAGTATGCCTATGGTCAGCCGTCGAAGTCCGATGAGGAACTCGACGCCATGCGCCAGAGCGGCGTGCAGATTGCAATCGTCCAGGTTCCCGGCGCGACGGTGCAGGTGTCCGGCGCAAAGCCAGCACCTAAGCTGCTCGCCCCGAACTTCGGGCCTGACAATGACGCGCTCACATAATCTCACCGATCCCCTAAGTAACCCCTTATTGCTTGTAAGTTGTTGATAACACAGGAAACCAAGCGTCTAATAATAGTTATTACGTAAACTCCGGCGCTTGCTGGCGGTGGATGTCCGCATACCTCGCTAGTCAGGGGTCTAGTCACGGGTCTCCGCTGACCGGCGGCTGGGAATGATGCTGGAGTCCCTTTTTCCATAAAACGAACACCCCCATGCCCCTAATTTCGGGGGTACCCCCTGCCTACGCGGGGCACGCGTTTGGACGGCGTGGCCGCCCCGCCGGTGATGACCCCGACGAGCAGGGAGTTCGCCTGCGTCACCACGGACGTGGCGGGGGCGGAACTGCCGGAGGCGGTCGATCCCGCCGCGTTGAAGGACCCGACCGCGTTGACCCCGCTCCATTCGGAGATGGAGAAGCTGTTGTAGTTGACGTTCACGCCCCCGAAGAGCGTGAGGCTGACCGTGTTCGCCCCGCCTTTGCAGTTCAGGGCGCAGAAGGCCACCGTGTCGGAGGACATTATTCGGCGGAATGGCGGGAGGCTTGAACCCGCGCTGCCTTGCTTTGTCTACGTTATCCACGGGGATGTAGTAGTCATCCCCTTCGGGGGAAGTCATTTGCGCGACGCGCTTGAATCCCCTAGCCGTAGCTTTGTCAACATTTTCCACGGGGACGTGGTAGTTCGTTCCATCCGGCGCTCGCATTGTCATCATTGGTTTCGGCGGCTGGAGAGCCTGGGGAGGGGTCTTGGGCAATTCTTCCGGGGCGGCGAACGGGTCATGGGCGCGAATCCAGTCCGCGACCGGAGTTGGTGCCGGTGCCGTCGGTGAAACCTTTGGCTTTGGTTTCGGCTGAGGCAGCGCAGTATTCGGGTCTTGCGACGCGGGGGCATTGATCCCCCGACGGAGGAAATCTTCTTCAGCCGGATTGAGTAAAGGAGTAGCCATTCCTATCCTGTCCGCTGTATACTACAGTCGGAGGCAACCGCGATGTTCATCCTGGACATACTCGTTCTCGGCACATTGGCATTCTTCGCTTTTAGTTCTTTGCTGTGCGCCAAGCAATCCATGTACGGCGAACGATCCAACGGCCCATTGGGTTCTATCGTCGTTGCCTGTGTTTTTGTTCTGCTCATTTTTCTCTGGTTCTGTTAACGCACAGGCACCGCGCCAAGGTCGTCATAATTGTTCTCTGGTGCCGCGCCTCCCCCGCCTGTCGGCGCTGCGCCTCCGCCAACGCCGCCGCCCTTCCTCTTCGGAACGACCGGGATGCCCAAGGGCAAAACCTACCGAAGCTCTGGTTCCCTAGCATTTGTGGTATTATCAAGCCATGGGGCTAGAGTTCAAGATCGTCAACTCCGAGCGCAAGGAACTGGACAAGGTTGTCTGCGACCGCTGCGACGCAGAGATCAAGAAGCACGCCGAGGGGCAATGGAACCAGTTCGGCGAGCCATACAGCCTGTACCATGAGCCGTCGTTCGACAACTTCTTCCTGCTTAAGCAAAGCTGGGGCTACGGCTCCCAGAAGGACGGGGAGACGCATCGCGCCGTGCTCTGCGAGCCTTGCTATGATGAAGTCTTCAAGGATGTCCACATAGAGATTTCCCATGATGCTTTCCTTTAGAAAAGGGAAACTATGAACCTGAAGCCCACGACATCGGCAACCCATGTAGGGCTGCGACCGTACCAGGAAGACCGCCTCTTCACGGCGTCCTACGAGAAAGGACTCCTGGTCGGCGTGTTCGACGGCCACGGCGGGGAGCAGGTGTCGCGAATCGCATCCGAGAAGCTTCCCGGCATCTTCGCTGACGAGATAACCAAGCCCAAGACCGCGCCCCGCGTCGCCCTGAAGAGGGCGATCCGCAGGCTCGTCTCCAAGACCAAGCATCTTGACTCCGGCTCCACGCTGTCCCTTGCATACATCCCGTACAGGGGCAGCACGGTGACGTGCGCCGTGATGGGGGACAGCCCCATCATCATCAAGGATGACAAAGGCGGAATCAACATCGGCCCCGAGCACAACGTCCGCACCAACGAGGCGGAGCGCAAGGCAGCGGAAGAGCGCGGGGGCGTCATCGTCGGCGGCTACCTTTGCCAGACCTTTGAAGGCAAGGTCTTCGGGTTGCAGATGGCACGCGCCCTCGGCGACGTCCACCTGAACCGCGTGCTGTCCCGCGAGCCGGACATCTACACCGTGAAGGTCAACAAGGATAGCTTCGTGATCGTGGCGACGGACGGCGTGTTCGACCCTAACCACTACAATTTCCGCGAGGCAGCGCTTGCCGTGGTCAAGCTGGTCGAGGATGGAGCCGAGGCTCAGGCGCTCGTTGATCGCGCCGCGCAAGTCCCCACGGGAGACAACGCCGCTGTTATAGTCGCAAGGTTCGAACCAAAACCTCGGAAGAAAAAAGCGACATGAACGGAACTGGGATAGAAATTCACGGAACACCCACACCGGGACACGTACATGAGTGGCGATATTCTTCCCACTGTTCTTTTTCCTCTAGTTCTAAGTGTGCGTGCGGGGCATGGTCTATACACTATTATTCGCTTGACGGCTATATAGGTGACAGTCCAAGCCAGCGAATCTTTGAACCGGGATGCTGTTACTTTATATCGGGGGCGTATGAAAAGGGCTTTACAGGGGACGTAAACTGTAAAGATGTTTTCAAACAGGAAACATGCGAACCTTGACAACGACAATCAAGCGGCGGTGGCTGGCTAAGATCATCGCGGGCACCAAGAAAGTCGAATACCGCGAGATGAAACCCTATTGGCAGAGGCGCATAGGGATGACGCTTTGCCCGTTCCGCCTGCGGCTCATCAATGGCATGAGCAAGACTGCGCCAGAGGTCACGGTGCTGATCGACAAGGTGAGCGTCGGTTGCCAACCGGGGGACCTTGCACCGCCTTGGCTGGCGTACAGGCTCCACATAGCCAAGGTGCTGTCGCACAGGAACTGGGACAAAAAGCGTGGCATTCCCTCTCAATGAAGAACAGGCGTTGGCGGTGCAGCATCCGATGGGCAAGCCTGCCGTTTTGATCGCCGGGGCTGGGTCCGGCAAGACCCGCGTCCTAACCGAGCGCGTGCGCTGGCTCATAGAACAGGGCGTCATGCCGCGCCGCATCTGTGCCATAACTTTTACAAACAAGGCCGCGAACGAAATGAAGGACCGACTCGGCATCGGCATCAATACGCCGATGGACAAGGAGCCACGAGTCTCGACGATCCACTCCCTTGCGCTGTCCGGCATCCGCAAGAACCCCAAGGCGTTCGGTTTCGGCGACCATATCACTCCGATGGACGAGTACGATCAGTTGCAGTTGATGAAGAAGGTCATCGAACGTTACGACGATAAGCACAGGCACAGTAATCCGAGAGGGAACGGCTTCACCTACTCCGTACTGGAGAAGATCGGCTTCCACCGCGCTCGCGGCGTGGGCTTCCGCGACGACTACACCGACGCCGTCCACGACAGGGCGCTGAGCGAGCATGCCGGGTACCATGCGATGACCGAGGAGTATCTCGATCTCTGGGAGCTTTTCGAGGACGAGAAGCGCAAAATAAATTGCCTAGATTTCGACGATATGCTTTGGATGTTTAATAAACGTGCTCGCACTGACAAAGAATGGTTAGCACGCGTGCAAGGGCAATTCGATCATGTTTTGGTCGATGAAGCTCAAGACCTTTCACCTGTGCAGTGGGAATTTGTCAATCATCTGCTAGCGCCCAGCAACCTCAACTTGTACGCGGTTGGGGATATGGGGCAATGCCAACCTCCAGGAACACAAATATCTATTGTCACAAAACAGTCCCAAATGGAAGGAATGTGCCAAGAGGCCCAGTGGGCTACAAAAGATATTTCGGAACTTAAAACTGGGGCGTTAGCAGTCTCTTGGGGAAGACGGAATTCAGACCTACGATGTTCAGGAAGAACTGTTAATGCCGTAGCGTCTCGATTTTATTCAGGACCGTTGATTGTGATTGAGAGCGCTGATTTTAAGACACGAGTGACACCCAATCATTGGCTTTGGGTTAAATTCAACGATTTATCCAGATCAAAACACATTGTGTATTTGATGCAACGCGATGATCTAGGTTTCCGAGTAGGAACCACTGCTTTGCGTAAAGGGAAAGCTTCTGGGCTAGCACATAGAATGTGGGCTGAACAAGCTACAAGGGGTTGGATTATAAAAGTGTGCGAAAGTCGTAGCGAAGCCCAGATGTGGGAAGAAATAATCTCACTCAAATATGGCATCCCAGAAACAATCTTTGAGCCATCACATACAAGGAAATTTAACACTATTCAACCCATTTTTGCCGTTGCAAAACGAGAGGGTGGATTTGCTTGTTTAGTCGATCACGGGCTTTTATTTGAGTTCCCTTTGGTAATCAGGGATAACAGCCGAAGGCTAGAGTTTTCTCGGAAGTGGACTGGGTTTTGCAGAGTCGCAGCCTGTAATTTGTTATCTGAAATCATGGATATACCTAACGTGGCGGGGGCTAGAAAAGACGCTGACGGACACCGCGTAAGCGGAATAGCCCCAATCTCAAAAATCACACGAGAACACTATGAAGGTCTTGTACATTCCTTAGATGTGGACAAAGATCATACTTACATTGCAGATGGTCTTATTGTCGAGAATTCAATTTACGGATTCAACGGTGCTGTCCCAAAAATTTTGAAAGATTTCAGTGAAGGCTGGAGAGAGCAAGTCCCTGTTCTTTACAAAATCAAGCGGAACCACCGTAGCATGAGGAAGATCGTCCACCTCGCCAACAAGATTCAGCGGACTATGACCGAAACGATCCCCCTGGAGATGGAGGTGTTCCGCGAGGAGGACGGGGACTGGCGGCTGTTCCGCGCCAGCCTGCCCCAGAACTGCGCCGAGGTCATCGCCCAGCAGATCAAGAACGACTCCTCCCGCAGGCAAAGCCCGGTCCTGTTCAAGGAAAACGCCATACTCGTGCGCAGCGGTCTGCAAGTCCGCGACTTGGAGGGCGAGCTTGTGCGCCGCCGAATCCCGTACGTCGTGCGCGGCGGCCGCGGCCTGCTCCAGACCGAGGAGGTGCGCGACATCCTTGCCTACCTTCGGCTGGTGTCCAACCGCAAGGATTTCACTGCGTTCATGCGCTGCTGCTCCGTTCCCCGCTGCGGCGTCGGCGAGGTGGCGCTCAACAAGCTGAGGATCGAGGCGAACCAGCGCTTCAGCGGCGACCTGCTGGAGGCTGCGAAGGAGAACGAGCGCCTGCACAACCTTGTCGGCATCATCGACATGGTCGCCGAGTTCAGGGACATGCCGATCACTGCCGTCGAGAAGCTGCTCGCCCTGTTCGATTACCGCAGGTACGCGAGGGAAAAGTACAAGAAAGACCCGGACAAGGTGAGAACCAAGCTGGAGAACGTCGAGCGCTTTGTGCTCATGGTCCAGTCCCTCACCATCGACACCAGCATGACGCTGGATGACCTGATCTTCCAGCTTGCCCTCGACCGCACCAAAGGCGACGAAACCGAGAAGGCGATGTACGACCGCCAGCTTGCCTCCGGGGAGCTTACCCAGAAGCAGCATGACCAGAAGATGGAGGAGATGAGGCAGGGAGCCGTGACCATCTCCACGATCCACTGTTCGCCTCCAGATGAGCCTGTGCTTACCGCCCAAGGAAACAAGCTGATCAGCAAGCTTGACCCATCGGTGGACGGGCTGTACTCCTACATGCCGAAATGCAACCAGTTGGCGCGGGGAAAAAACAATCAGAGACAAGGCTACGGATTTTCGGTGAAAACTCGTCCGTACAGCGGGGATTTAATTGTAATTTCCACAGCGGAAAGCCGCACCCGTGTCACTCCCGAACATCGTATCAGGGTCTCCTTCCATGACAATTTCTACGACAAATGGGTTGTGTACCTAATGAGGCGCGGAGACTGGTGGAGAATCGGCGTGTGTTCGTCTGCGCATAAGCCTTATCGTTCAGGCGGAGTAAAGGGCAGGTTAGCCACGGAAAAGGCGGATTGCGCTTGGATTCTTGGAGTTTTCGACACCAAAGAGGCAGCCTTGGCTGCCGAGGTGAGGTATCAAGTGGGTTACGGAATACCATCCGTTTGCTTTGAGAAGTGGCACCACAAAATAACATCGGAGCAGCTTCATACGATCCACGAAGATTTGCGTCCTACGGTCTTCCCACGGGCAATGCGGCTCCTTGCCGACAAAGGGCTTTTGATAGACGCGCCACTTTTTCGCAGGGAAAATAAGCGCTGGATTATGCTTAATGGAAATTGGTTTGATACGGTCGCAGCTAACTTGTTGGATGGTTATATGTTCGTCCCCGTGGCTCTGCAATCAGATTTTGATTATAAAGCGCCAACCAGTCCCAGACCGCTTCAAGCGAAAATTGAACGCGAACATTACGAGGGACCCGTATTCAGTCTTGACGTTCCCCCGCATAAGTACTATATCTCTGGCGGGATAGTTGTCCACAACTCCGCCAAAGGTTTAGAATGGCCTCGCGTGTATGTCACCAATGTGTACGAGGGGTCGCTGCCGAACAGGTTCTGCATAGGTTCGGACGAGGAAATCGAGGAGGAAAGGCGTCTGTTCTACGTGGCCTGCACCCGCGCCAAGGACGCCCTCGTCCTGTGCCTGCCGGAAAAGGTGCCCGTGAACGGCACTGCCAACGTCCAGCGGGTGGCACCCTCCAGGTTCCTGAAAGAAATTGACGCCTTGCCCAAGCCTGCTGCATCTAAGTAAGTAGGACGATGACGGATTCAGTGATCCGCTACCGGGGGACTGACGGGGTCAACTATTCCCTTGTGCTGCGCACGATTTCCCTGCGTGAGCACAATGCATTGAACGACCTTAGCTCCCAACAGGCAGCGAGCCTCTTCTACGGCAGGGACCCCAATTTCGCGAAGCGCCGCCGTTCCAAGAAGAGGAAAGCTGCTGGGGGAAAATAATGGCGAGAACCAAGGAACAACAGGCAGCCTTCAACCGAGCCTTGGACGAGGCTTTCTGGAACATCGTCAGGGGCAAGCTCGAAGATGTCAAGCGGAGCTTGGACAGGTTCCGCCAGCGGATCAAGGCGAGGAAGGCGCTGAAGGGGAACTAAAACTAAGCTTATGCTGGAGCGTTTGCCTGGGATCGTTTGGCTGCTGTGGGGCGCGTCGTCGTGCCATGCCCGCTGGGTCGCGGTGCTCGCCTGTTTCTATGCTGGGGCTGTAGCTTACGAAGGCTTGGCAGAATGGAAGACCGCCCATGCCAAAACCCAAGCGTGATCGTCGCCCGGTGACCTGCGCCGATTTTGTCGGCGCGAAGATGGCGAACTTTCTCTGGCAACTCCAGCACAACAAAGCCCTGACCGACGCGGAGCGGGAAGAAGCCAAGACGCTCTGCGAGCAGTGGGCTTTTGTTTGCATTTTTCCCCTCAACAACCCTATAATCAAAGCCGAGCTTGAAAAGGCTTTGGCTGCCGGGGAGCCGAAATGATCTCGTTGCTTGCATTTGCGGCGGGGTTGCTCAAGAAAGTTGGGGACAACTTTTTCGGGTATGCAGTCAGCGCGGTCATAGTCATAGCGGCAGCCGTACTTGTCCTTTTTTTCGCCAAGGAAACACTCAAGGATATTTTCAAATGAAGCGCCTTTACTTAGTTCTCGGGCTGTTGCTCTTCCTCCTCCTTGCAGGCTGGATTGTCGTCCACTCGTTCGTGATCGTGCGGCTGGCTGTTGTGCTCGGGCTGACGGCGCTCGTCGCCGTCGCCCTCCTCGTCGTTTTCTTTTGGGTCAAGCGATGGATGAACAAAGAATGGAAATGAGCAAGCCATCCTACGGGATTGTCGTCGGCCGCTTCCAGGTCAACGACCTGCACGACGGGCACATGGAGCTTTTCCGGCAGGTACGCGCCCGGAACGACGGCGTGATCGTGTTCGTCGGGGTGCATCCGGCGGGCCTCACCAAGGACAACCCGCTTGACTTCGAGACGCGCCGCCGCATGATTCAGGCGAAGTTCCCGGAGTTCACCGTGCTTCCCCTGGCGGATACCCGCAACGACGAGATGTGGAGCAAGAGCCTCGACGATGCGATCTCCGCTGCGGTCTCCGGCCCGGCCGACATCACGCTGTACGGCGGTCGCAACTCGTTCGTGCCCCATTACAAGGGGCGCTTCTCCCCCGTCGAGCTAGTCCTTCCCATCGAGACCCAAAAGGTCAGCGGCACCGACATCCGCAACGAGTTCGCGAACAAGGTGATCGAGTCGCCCGAGTTCCGCGCCGGGATGATCTACGCATCCGCGCACCTTTGGCCTGTCTTGCTGGCGACCGTGGACATCGCGATCTTCACCACCGACTACGCGAGCATCCTGCTCGGTCGCAAGGATACCGACCCGGAGGGGAAGTACCGCTTCATCGGCGGTCACGCGGAGAAGAAACGCCCGACCTATGAGGCGGATGCACGCAACGAGGTCTTCGAGGAGACATGGCTCGAACCGTACGGGATGCAGTACATCGGCTCCGCGACCATCCTCGACTGGCGCTACAACACGCCCGACCGTGGCGTGAAGACGCTGTTCTTCGCGACCACCGTGATGTCCCAGGGCGCGAAGCCGAGCGACGACATCGTCGAGGTGAGGTGGTTCAAGACCGACAGGCTGGAGGCAGGGAGCATCGTGGACACGCACCAGCCGCTCTTCGCCCTGCTCGAAAAGTTCCTGGCGGAGAAAGGCATCAAGAAAGAGGCGCAAAATGCCGCAGCCGCTCAGAGTTAACAACCTTGTCCGCACGGACTCGTACAAGGTCACTCACTGGCCTCAATACCCAAAGGACACACGCACGGTCTATTCCTATCTGGAATCGCGCGGCGGCATGTTCGACCAAGCCCTCGTGAGCATGTTCCAGTACTACACGAAGGCCTACCTCGAAGGGAAGTACTTCACCGAGGCGGACATCGACTACGCCCGCGACTTCTCGGCGAAGCACTTCGGCAACCCGAAGCTCTTCAACGAAGCCGGATGGCGCTCCATGCTCAAGAAGCATGGCGGTCGCCTGCCCGTGCTCATCAAGGCGCTTCCCGAGGGCCACCTCGTCGAGGGGCACAACTGCCTGATGACCATCGAGAACACCGACCCGGAGTTCTACTGGCTGACCAACTGGCTTGAGACCATGATGCTCAAGGTCTGGTACCCGATCACGGTCGGCACGCTCAGCTTCAACATCAGGCAGGTCATCGGCAAGGCGCTCGTCCGCACGGGCGACCCCGCCGACTTGCCGTTCAAGCTGCACGACTTCGGCTACCGGGGCGTCTCATCCGAGGAGTCGGCGGCAATTGGCGGCGCGGCGCACCTGATCAACTTCATGGGCACCGACACGCAGGCTTCCATCGAGCTTCTGCGCCAGTTTTACGGCGCGGACATGCCCGCCTACTCCATCCCGGCTTCCGAGCACTCGACCATGACAGCGTGGGGCAAGGAGAACGAGCAATTCGCCTACGCGAACATGCTGGATAAGTACCCGGAAGGTCTCGTGGCGTGCGTCTCCGACTCTTATGACATCCGCAATGCCGTCGAAAAGCTCTGGGGCGGCGTGCTCCGCGAGCGCGTCAACTCGCGCAACGGCACGCTGGTCATCCGCCCGGACAGCGGCGACCCGGTCGCCGTGCTCGCGGACGTGTTCGACGCCCTCGAAGCGAAGTTCGGGCTGGACGACAGCCACCTCGGCACCCACAAGGGCTGGAAGGTGCTCAGCCCACGCGTCCGCGTCATACAGGGCGACGGCGTGAACTTCCACACCATCCAGAACATGGTCTCGCAGCTTACCCGCAAGGGCTGGTCGATGAGCAACTGGGGCTTCGGGATGGGCGGCGCTCTGTTGCAGCAACTCAACCGCGACACCCTGCGCTTCGCCTTCAAGTGCTCCGCAATCGACCGTGGCGGCGTGTGGCACGACGTATGGAAAGACCCGGTCACCGATCCCGGAAAGACCAGCCAGCGCGGGCGCTTCTCGGTTTCTTTCAACGGCCACCGCTTTGTGACCTCCTCGTACTCGGACACTATCATCCACACGGGCGACATGCTCCGCCCGATCTTCAAGGACGGCGAAGTCCTGACCAGCCACACCCTGGACGACCTCCGTGCCAACGCGGCAAAGTACGACACGTACACGACCGCCGCCGCTCCGTAACTGCGATGACGCTGCTGGAGACCATCAAGAGCACCCATCACGACTGCTCGCTTCACCGGCCCTTGGTGGAGCGCAGCAAGCTGGTGGGCTGCTTTTACTGCCTGCGCACCTTTCCGCCCTCCGAGATCAAGGAATGGATCGACAACAGGGAAACCGCCCTCTGCCCATACTGCGGCATAGACGCAGTGCTGCCG